AGAACTGCGCAAGCAGATGGAATTGTTGTCTATCGCTGGAGCTAAGTCCCGCTTGGCGAAGATCGCGCAGGATGGTGCGGTAAAGGCCAGCCCCTTCAGCGTTCGGCCACGCTAAAGGGGCGGTGCCGCTCAAATCTGAGGCAATTGTGCGGTTTCAATCTGCCGCAGGAATTCCTCGATGTTCGCCTGAACGGAACGGCTGCCCGACTTGCGCGAACGATTTACGCCTACATAGTCCGACGCGCCACCATGGGTCTGGATTTTCGTCGAGTAGACCGTCTGCCCGGTGTTACGGTCAACCAATTCGTAGGTTGCCGTGGTCGCAGCTTTGTATCCCAAGCTCTGGATATCCAGTTCCAAGATTTTGACGATCAGGGAAAGCTTGCGCGGGGAATCGTCCCGGAACAGCGCCATGCGAACGAGCGCATCGTCCAGTGTGCTTTTCCAAAGGCTGGCAACGTCGGCTTCCGCGCCTGCGGTGTTCATCTTCCCGGTTTGCTCATCTTTGGATGCCACAGTCACATTAGTCGAAATCAGTGCAGCGTCGAGCCTATGCGTGCTGCGGGCCACGTTCGACGGCGTGAAGTTGAGCGGCGCGGCCGAGCAGCCGGTCAGAAAAACTGCACTTGCAACGCTAAAAAGCTTCAAACTGGACTTCATAATCCCCCCAATTGGTAAAGTAACCACGGGTCGGATTGCATAACCATGTTACGATCGCAACTGCCTTCGCCCTAAATAATGGGTGAAAGCTAAACGTTATCCAAAAGGCTCATATGCGTCGCGCGCGATCGATTACGCCAAACGCGTCGTCAGCGGCAAGATACCCGCCTGCTGGCAGATGCGCGCAGCATGTCAGCGCACCCTTGACGACCTCAACCGAACCGACCTGATTTTCAGCGTCGAGCATATCGACCATGCCTGCGCGTTCATGGAAGCGCTGGTCCATATCAAGGGTCAGTGGGCTGGACAGCCATTCCTATTGGCCGACTATCAGGTCTGGATCGTCGCGAACCTGTTCGGCTTCCTCAACGCTGATGACAGGCTGCGCCGGTTCCGTGAAGCGTTTTGCCTATTGCCAAGGAAGATGGGCAAGTCGGCGTTCGCGTCCGCCATCGGCCTCTACATGTGCTTTGCGGATGGTGAGGCAGGCGCGGAAGTCTATTGTGGTGCGACCAATCTGGCGCAGGCCAATGAGGTGTTTCGACCGGCGCGGCTGATGGCCCAGCAGTCACCCGGCTTCATTGACTCCTTTGGTGTCGAAGTGATGGCCAAATCCATCTTTGTCGAAGCTACCGGCCAGTCATTTACACCAGTGATCGGCAAGACCAAGGATGGTTCCAGCCCTCACTGCGCCATCACGGACGAACTTCATCAGGCCAAAGATGACACGCAGGTGCAGGCATTTAGGACCGGCATGGGTGCGCGGCAGCAGCCGTTGTTGCTCATGATTACCACGGCCGGTTTCAATATCGCTGGCGTTTGCCGCACTGAACAGTTGACGGCTGAAGGCGTCCTGCGTGGCGACGTTGTCGATGATACCGTGTTCGTCGCCATCTACACCATCGATGCCGGTGATGACTGGCGCAACTTCGATAGCTGGATCAAAGCTAACCCCGGCCTGAATATATCGGTCGGGGAGAAATACCTTCGCACTCAGTTAGCCAAGGCAATCCAGTCACCGGCCAATGCCGCCGCGATGCGGACCAAGCATCTGAACGAATGGATCGCATCGGCCGCTGGCTGGCTCAATCAGAACGATTGGGCCAATGCCGCTAACCCATCGCTCGACTATCAAGACTTCGAAGGCCGCCCTGCGTGGATCGGCGTCGATATGTCCACCAAGCAGGATTTGACCGCCATCAGCGTGGTGGTCCAAACCGATGATGGAAAGCGGGCGATCTTCCCGTTCAGCTTTCTGCCACAGGGCGCTATCGACGGTGGTCGCAACGCCACTGCCTATGCAAGTTGGATGTCATCGCAGGAACTGATCGTCACCGATGGCAATGCCAGTGACTTTGCGGAAATCGAAGCCCAGCTTTCGAAATTGGTCGAATATTTCGATACTCAGATGATCGTGTTCGATCCTTGGCAGGGCGAAAACAGCCGTCAGAAATTTGCCGCGCAGGGTTATGAAACTTCAATCTGGCAGGCGAACAACCGTGGCGAATGGACCATCGCCATGGATGATTTCGAAGCAGATTTGAAAAACGGGAAACTGGTTCATCCCGATAATGCGGTGCTGAATTGGTGCGCCGCGAACATCTGCGCAAACCATAGAGGTGTAACGCGCGTTCCAGTCAAACCCGCCCCGAACAGCGAACAGAAAATCGACGCTATGGTCGCGGCGCTTATGGCGTTTGCTGCATCCAATATCATCCCAGCGCCAGTAACAGCGCCGACCATCGAATGGTTCGACTAAATATGGGATGGGATTTTGGACAAAAACTTGGGACTGGCTGACCGACGTCGAAACGAAATCGTCACTGCCAACTGCGCGTTCTGCGGAGGACATTCGCAAAGACATCATTGCTGATCAGCGCATCGACCTGAACGCCGCAGTTAGCGCTGTTTACGGATGTGCGAGGGTCATCGCTGAGGGGCTGGCACTCCCTCCCTGCTATGTGACGCGGGATGGCGAGCATGCAGCCGCTCATCCGCTCTATTATCTGCTCAACGCCTCCCCCAACGATCTTCAGACCGCGTATGAATTCCGGGAAATGCAGGGCTATCATATGGCTCTCGATGGCAATGCCTATAGCTGGCTCAATCGCGCACCGAACGGAAATATCCTCGAAATCTTGCCGCTCGATCCGCACTATGTGCAGGTCGTTCCGACCTCGTCCCGGCTGGGCACACAGGTCAAATACTTCGTCTTTGGGATGGAGATGCCTGCCGACGAGATTTGGCATCAGAAAGGCCCGGCGACCAAAGACTACACCGGCCTTTCAATGCTCGATCAGGCCCGGTCTGCAATCAAACTGGCGCGCCATCAGGAAGAATATGGGGCGAAATTATTCGAAAATGGCGCGCGCCCAGCGGGCCTTCTCACCACGAACGGCACCCTGACACCGGAACAGCGCGCCGACCTCAAGCGGTCATGGGAGCAGCAATATAGCGGCACCGGCAATGCGCATAAAACAGCGCTGCTTACGGGTGATTTCCAGTATCATCCCCTCGGGTCCACCGCCAATGAGGCCCAGTTCATCGAAGCGCGAAAGTTCCAGATTGAGGAAATCTGTCGGTTCTTTCGCGTCAGCCCTACCAAACTGTTCCACAACGCTGGCAGCCAGTCCTACGCCAGCGTCGAGCAGGCCCATATCGCCCACGATGCTGACACTGACGCGCATTGGCACACCCGGTTCGTCCAGTCAGCCAACAAGACGCTGCTGACACAGAAGGAGCGCGCGAAAGGTTATCAGATTGTCCTTGATAATCGGGACTTTTTGCGTGGCACGGCGGTCGAGCGGATGCAGTATTACCAGATCGGGCGGGCCATTGGTGTCCTGTCCGCCAACGAAATCCGCGAGATGGAAGGTTTCGAGCGCAGCGCCGATCCGGCGGCCGATCAGCTTGCGCCAGCGGCCAATCTCTTTGGAGGCAACGACGGCGGCGCAGATCGGCCGCCTGCATAAATACCATCATGGAAATCAAAACGCTTTCGGGCCGGATCGAAATCAAAGCCGTCGATGATGGCGAGATGACCTTCACTGGTCTCGCTGCCCATTACAACAATGTCGACGGTTACCGCGATATCGTGCTGCCGGGTGCTTTTGCCGCCACGATGACCGAGCATGACGCCGCCGCAACGAAGCCCGCGATGCTCTGGAACCATGACGCAAAAGCGCTGCCGATTGGTGTCTGGATCGACTGGGAGGACAGCGAAGAAGGTCTCAAGATGACCGGGCGCTTCCTTGATACGCAGGCGGGGCGTGATGCCTATCAGGCGGTCAAGTCCGGCGCGGTCAATGGTCTGTCGATCGGATACACGACCGTCGATTTCGAGATTGTCCGCGAAGATGGTCGCACCATCCGCCACCTCAAGGCGGTCGACCTTTGGGAGGTCAGTGTCGTGACGTTTCCCGCAAATCCACTAACCCGAATTTCCGAAGTTAAGGAGAATATTTTGCCCGAAAATGACAATGATATTGGCGCGGCTTTTGATGCGCTGATGAAACAGGTCGAGACGCTCAAGTTGCGTCTCGTTTCAACTGCCGATGCGGATGAGGAATCGAAAGTCGACGATGTCGAAGAGGATATCGAGGAGCCGTCCGAGGAAACCGAGAAGGAAGCTAAATATCTTGCGGCAATTGAGGCCGTGAAAACCTTGCGTCTGAAATTGCAACAGGAGAACCATGGATAATCTTACGAATGAACTGAACAAGCTGGACTATGAATTCAAGTCCGCTTTGACGCGCAATGATGAAGTTGCGCAGACCCGCCTGAATGATGCGATGTGCGATCTTGAGGCCAAGATGCGCGACATGTTCAAGACCGGCAATCGCCCGGAAATCGACGCTGAAGCCGTCGAGGGTAAGAGTGCTTTCAACTCGTTCCTGCGATCGGGCGAAACCAAGTCAATGTCGGTGGCTGATAACGCCAATGGTGGCTACGCTGTGCCGAAAGTCGTCGACAATGTCATTTCCAACCGTCTGGTGGAAGTGAGCGATATGCGTTCGCTCGCAACCGTCATTAGCGTCAGTTCGGACAAATATTCGAAGCTGCACAATGTCGGTGGCACTGGCTCCGGCTGGGTTGGCGAAACCGATGCGCGCCCCGAAACCGCAACTCCGAAGTTCGTGGAATTGACCCCGTCGTTCGGCGAACTTTATGCCAATGCCTTCATCACGCAGTACTACCTCCATGACGCGATGTTTGACGCCGAAGCGTTCATCACTTCCGAAGCTGCAACAGAATTTGCTCGCGCGGAAGGCTCGGCCTTCCTTATCGGTGATGGCGTGAAGAAGCCCAAGGGTCTTCTGACCGCACCGACAGCAGCTACCAAAGATTCTGCTCGCGCTTTCGGCACCGTCCAGCATATCGCGT